ATAATATGAAACTTTTTACTGTACCTTATGTTATTATCATAAGCCACTTGTCAATTTCTTGACAAGCTTAGTATTTCATACCTTGAGGGGTTTCCCGCAATTTGGAGATGTTGCAGATTTTGAATCCACTTGCGCGTCTTTTGAACGCACATTTGCTCCCATCCGATTTAGGAGTAAGCCACGCCACACATGCCGGCCATCACTCTTAAGACATTATAAGAGTAGGCATAAACACGGACCTTGGCAGTGTTGGTTCCAACAACAGTTCCCGAAGAAAGGACAAGCTGGAGGGTAGCATTGTCAATTCTGGAGAAGTTACACGTGCCGCTGGGCTGGTGTTCCTCTGGCCTAAGGGCAAAAGAGTACACGTTGATGCCAGTGTCGGGGGCACGGGTGTGGTGCTGGAAGGGCTGGACGACGTCAAAGTAAGAACCTTCTCTCTCAGAGATTCTGTCCTGGCCGTTAAGCTGGAGCTTAGCGGTGACGACGGGGTTCTCACCCCAGCAGTGCATGTTGAGGGCAGTCTCAGCGAGGACGAATGTGCCTGCATCAGAGACAAGGGATCCGTTGTTGGCGGCGGAATTGGCATCAAAGACACCGTGGTCCCAGCCAGCAGAGTTGTTAAGACCCATGGCAGTATTGCCGGAGACAAGGCCATCAAGAGCACCGGGCATCTGGAAAACACCTCCGGAGATGAAGGCGTTGGCACCAGAGGTCTCGGCCTGACCACCGAAGACGGCGATCGAGGGAGGGAGAGCATCAATGGCATCGGTGTAGTTGAAGGGTTGGGGTCCGAGAACCTTGTACAAGGTGGAGTTGGACTCCAAAGCATTGCAGTAGTCAACGTTGGAATCAGGCTGGACAACCCAGATGAGCTCCTTGCAGGGGTGATTGAAGTTGATCTTGATCTTGTTACTGGAAGATCCGACCGACTCATCACCGGTGTATTGGAGCTGCTCAATGAGGTACTCATGGGGGTTCTGGGCCATCTTTCTGCGCTCGTCAGTATCCAAGAAGATGAAGTCAACGTAGATAGAGGCGGCAACAAGGGACTGCTGGTAGGCAGTGGTGACAGCCTGGGATGTGCCATCGGTGGATGACAGAGACTTGACAGCCCACAAGCACTCACCAATAGGTCTGAAGTCAATGTTGATCTTGACCTCGTGGTACTGGAGAGCAACCAAAGGAAGAGCCAAACCGGGGTTTCGGCAAAACCAGAAGAGGAGGGGGATGTACAAGGTGGTCTCAGGGAGAGCCTTGCGGGGAGCGCAAACCTGACTGGGGCCGCCAGTGGAAGCGCAAGGGCCGTTGATGTCGGCGAAAGCGGGGTCGCACAAGTAGGTCAACTGGGTGGTGTGTCCAATCATCTTGTAGTAACCAGCCTGCTGCTCAGAAGAGAGGGTAAGCTGATTCCAGATGTGCATCCAGTCACCATATTGGCGGTCAATTCTTTGGCCTCCAATCTCAACCTCAACGAGGGCAATGAGCTGCTCACCGGGGTAGTCCAACCAACGGGCATAGACGGGGCCAGTGCCAGCGGCACCCATAGACTGGTTAATCTCGGGGAGAGTAACCTGGACATAGGTTCTGTAGGCAAGATCTCCGTTTCTGGAGATGGTGCAGGAAACACGGCGACCGAAGTCAGCCTGGCCGTTGAAAGTCTGCTCAATAGACTCCATGGCGAAGTTGGTGTGGCGTCTGTACGACACCTTCCAGAAAGTGATCTCGGGGTTTCCAGTCAGGAAAACGTCTTGGGCGCCGTAGGCGACTAATTGCATAAGTGCTCCTCCCATTTTTTATATATACTTCGGAAACATATTTTTTCCTAAATAATCGCGCAAACACCGCATTTTGCGCTTCTAAAATTTGCATTTTTTTGGTGGTTTATGTGTACCATCTACAAGGTTGTAGAGACATCGCAACGACGTCTCGCGTGTCAGGCATTTTTTTTATGTGACTCGTTGTGTCCCCACTTTTTATTGTCGGGGCATTATTTAGAAAAATGCCGCGGATTTGTAAAATGGTGGGGTGTCGTAATCGGCCTCTGTATGGAGTGGAACCGGGTGGACCACAGTTTTGCGCTGAACATAAAAAACCCGGGATGACAAATCGCGCGACCTGTAAATTGATACCAGATACTGCAAAATGTTCCGACGCGGCGTGTAAATGCCTACCGGCAAATCCGCGATTTCGTGGATATTGTGTTGCATGTTATACGACCTTATTTCCAGATGACCCTCTCACCTTCCAGATGTTGTATCGATCAAAACAACAGACTACATATCAGTTTGTTATATCCCGTTTTGATGGGTTTTTACATGATTCGCCAATGTATTTATTTGGAGAACGCATAGATTGTCGTATTATGATTGGTGATACAGTGCTTTGTATTGCGACAGCACACACGATTGCGACAGCACACACGATTGCGACAGCACACACGATTGCGACAGCACACACGATTGCGACAGCACACACGATTACGACAGCACATGCGATTGCGAGTAAAGTCCCTACAAAGTATGTTGTCCCGATTCCACAAAAAATAATCATCATCGCATTTAATACCGACAAATATATTGATTCATGTGGCCGAAGTGTGAACACGATGCTATATATGCGATTGCCTCTATTGGAAGACGAAATCGCACACCAAATGGAGCGGATTATTGCTCGTAAAAATGTGGCCCAAGTTGAAGTCGTGCGACTCTTTACCTCAGTGTGTCCATTGACGAATTCTCCAGAATAAACTTCTCTAAATAATCGTCTTGGAATATTTCTTTTTTTCCATTGTGGGACTTCTGGAATATATAGTTGCCATCGCGTTTTTTCACGCTCCATCCCTGTTCCAATGAATTGTAGATGAATGCCATTTTATATATGGTTTTTGTGTCTAAATCCAGTGGGGGTGACTGACTCATTTACATATTTTGATGAATGTTTTATTGGGTTTCAAACGATAAGGCACGAAGTGCCGACTCATAAAGCCCACCTTTGGTGGGCGACCAAAGGCACGAAGTGCCGACTCATAAAGCCCACCTTTGGTGGGCGACCAAAGGCACGAAGTGCCGACTCATAAAGCCCGCCTTCGGCGGGCAACTGACGAAAGGCACGAAGTGCCGACTCATAACGCCCACCAAAGGTAGCCGAATATGTCCGAATGTAGACCTTACTGTCGTCCCTTCGTGTAAACTGCGTTTGGAATCCGGTATGAATCCAAGGAATCCAGTCTTAATCAATTTCCCAATAAGGACATAAAATCTACAAAGTATATTATTTAGGATGAACGACGGACCGACCACACACGACATCATTTTACACGAAGACGATGCCCGTTATGTGATGTTTCCAGTGCGCGACGAAGACGTTTGGAAAATGTACAAGAAACAAGTGGATTGTTTTTGGCGTGCGGAGGAAGTGGATTTGTCCAAGGACCTCGGCGACTGGAGCCGTCTCAATGAAGACGAACAATATTTCATTTCTATGGTCCTGGCATTTTTCGCGGCGAGTGACGGAATTGTGATGGAGAATCTGGCGACCCGGTTTATGGCCGACGTACAGCTCTCGGAGGCGCGTGCCTTCTACGGGTTTCAAATCGCGATGGAGAACATCCATTCCGAGATGTACAGTTTGTTGATTGACACCTATATCAAGGACCGCGAGACGCGTGGTCGCATGTTTTCGGCAATTAAGACCGTGCCGTGTATCCAGAAGAAGGCCGACTGGGCGCGCAAATGGATATCGGGGGACCAATCATTTTCTACGCGACTCATTGCGTTTGCGTGCGTGGAGGGTATCTTTTTCAGCAGCAGTTTTGCTGCCATTTATTGGATTAAGAAACGTGGGCTTATGCCGGGTCTCACTCTTTCCAACGAGTTCATCAGTCGCGATGAAGCCCTCCATACCGAGTTTGCGATTATGCTGTATAGCAAATTGTTGGAGAAAACCGACAAGACGATTGCGCAAAGCATCGTGAAAGATGCAGTGGAAATAGAGAAGGAGTTCATCACGGTCGCGCTGCCGTGCCGTATGATCGGAATGAATATGAAGCTGATGTCGCAATATGTGGAGTTCGTGGGTGACCGCCTGTGCGTCCAATTGGGATTGCCGAAGATTTACGGGGGGTCAAATCCGCTGGATTTTATGGAGTTGATTAGCGTGGACAGCAAAGTCAATTTCTTTGAACGCACGAATAGTGAATATGCGATGGCGAATAAGGAGGTGGCGACGGACGTCTTTGATTTCAATGCGGAGTTCTAACGCACGAAAACATAAATTACACCATTGAATATTTTACAAGTTATAAATTATTCAATGGTGTAAGTAAGGCATAAGCCTTACTTAATCAATAAATGTCAGGCGGGCTATAGGCCCACCTGAAATTTGAAATCTTCGCCGGTATATAATCTATAAATACAGATTATATATAGATGGCCGAAAAAAGAGCGAGTGATTGGATAGAGGTTTTTTCAGAAAAGAGAAAACGTCCATATTACTACAATATGGTAACAAAGGAATCACGTTGGGACAAGTCGGCGGAGGACGTAAACAAGTCGTCGGCGGACGTAAACAAGTCGGCGGCGGACGTAAACAAGTCGGCGGCGGACTTCAAATTACATCCATTTGTCGCCGAATTGAGAATTAATCCGACCATTGATTTGTTGGAAGACGGAATGGAAAAATATGCCAAATGCGCCAATAATAGAGGCAACTTCGTTCGGCTCGTTTTTGAATACATACCAATAAATGACTCAATCCGCGTTGCCGTTTATATCATTCAATCCATTTTACATAAAACAGGCAAAAATCCGTCCGACGCATTGAAATTAATCTTGTATGGGCGTGGGCACGGAGGTCCAGAC